TGGGAAGCCCCCCCGTCATCGGTCGTTTGATGATGTCGATTTTGAATTTTGTCCTTTAGATCTCCATCCAATTCATCCCAATATTGATGTGTTGAATCCTGCAATAGAACAAAAAGAAGGAGGTAAGGAAAATAAACCTCTTGTGGATGTACAGAATGTTGATGATATTTATCAAGTTTTGATACCGCCTCCAATCCCAGAGGCTGAAGGGGTACATCCTTTAATTATGTATATTTTATATATTTGTGTTGTACTGCCTATTATAATGCCAATACAATATGTAATAAATTTACCATATATTTTACAATTTCTTATCGTTAGTTTGTGGCGATTGTTGAAATTATTTTATGAGCGTTTGGCTTTGATTAAGATGGTAAATTATGTAATAGTTGTATGCTTTTGTTTGATTATTTACATATTGTATAGTTTCTATATATTTATACATCAAATTTATTTTATTTATGTTTTATTACGATTGGTATTTGTGGTTTGTTCGTGTTTAACATTAATAATTATTATAATTATGTATTATGTATTAGATGCTGCCAACATTTCCAGTTTCCCTATTTTAGTTATATCTACATTATTTATTATTTTTATTATATTTAGGAAAATAATATGGAAATGAAGAAAACATCTGGAAACTGGAAAAAGAAAAGTGTTGGTTGGCAGAGTGTGCATACTAGTGTAAATAATTCATCTACCTCTTCTACTACATCCGTCATTTCATGCCCTACAGTTAAAAGTATTCCACCAGAAATTTGGAATTCTTATAATGATGTTGATATAGAGTTGCCTCGAAGTTTAATTGCTGCCAATAGTCAACATCAGGTTAATGTGCCATTTGGTAAAAGACTAGAAAGTAAAATCAGCACTGTAATGACTGCTGATAGCGGGAAAACAATTGAGACAATTGCTTTGATACCTGCTGCAGTTGAGCCTATTATACAACCTAATGTTATCGCTCCTGCTGTTCAAGTGAATGAACCAGTCAATAATGCAGTAAATCATAATAACCACGATGAAAAGAAAATTATGGCAGCACCACCAATACAGTTGGTTGATTATGATTTAAATGATTATCACCCGATTGATTTTGAATTTAGACCAATTTTTAGATCAATGCCGTTTATCAAAATTGTTGATAATGTTATTAGGTCTATTCATGGGTTTGTTCACACCATACCCTATCTCTCAAGTATTTATCCTATTATGGATAATGCTAGGAATACAATGGATACAATTCGTGTCAAACGTTACAGACACATTGGAATGTATAAACGATTATTATCGGATTCACGGACCTTGGGAGATAGATTTATTCCTTTACAACAAACGAATATTTTAATTGTTAGATATGAAATTACACAATTTCTTTCTGATGTGGATGAAGAAAAATTAGAGAAAGATGTTAATTATGATCTTTTCTTAAATATTTATAAATATATCTTGAAATTAGATACGGTGAATTCTAAAATTATTCAAGATTATTTTGTCCGTGAAACTACATTAAACGTTCCTGTGCATGACATCGATGTATACTTAAATACAATTGAATTTGCTTTGGATTACCATGAGTTTATTAAACAATCACGGTTACAAATGCAGGATTTTTACAGCTCCGCAATCCAGCCTATGGACGAACTTATCTCTACGGTTATAGGTTCATGGACTACGATTTCCCACAAAACCTTCCAATTAAGAAAGAATTGGTTATCAAATGCAGACACATAAAAACTGTTAGGTGGCACCGGTGCGCGAGAAATTTAGGTTTGAATTTTAATATCGCACCATATATGCCTCACCCTAAAGATTATGTTATGCAAGCAATGGCTGTGGCCAAAAGGTTTGGCACAGCTCTACCAGTTAATCATTTTGATAGACAATTTCGTAATTTTAATCGGAATTTATTTAGAAGTGAATTTAATCCTTTGTCACCAGATGAATTAGATCCAGATCCCAGAGTGAGAGTTGTTAAATGGTTAGAGACGACTTCATATAGTGCTGAAAGGAAAGCCGAATTATTATTGTTGGTAGATGATATAATGAATGTACCAATTGGGGAATTGAGTCAATTGAAATCACATATTAAGAAGGAATTTTATGTGGAGCCTAAGATCGCGAGATGGATTAATGCCCGTTGTGATAAAGCAAAAATTCTATTAGGTCCGTTTATCAAACCTATTGAAAATGTTGTATATAAATCTCATTGGTTTATTAAACATGTTCCAATTCCTGACAGACCTGCACTTATTGAACAAACATTATGTAAATATAAGTATATTTGGAACAACGATTATACTTCATTTGAAGCTCATATGATTCCAAAAGTGTTGAAAGCCTGTGAGCTACAATTATATTCATATATGTTGAAAAATGTTCATGGTGGTAAGTATATAATTGATGTTTTGCACAAACTATTAGCTGGCAAGAATAAACCACGAACGAATATGTTGACAGCAGAATTAATGGGAGTAAGAATGTCTGGTGAAATGTGCACATCACTTGGGAATGGTATAACCAATTTGTGTGTGATGTTATTTGCTGCCCATAGACGTGGTTATGATATTAGTAAAATTAATGGTTTTGTTGAAGGCGATGATGGTATCTTTGGTTGTGATGAAGGTATATTATCGAATGATGATTTTCAACAAATTGGGTTTTTGACCAAATTTGAAGTGTCAACAAAACCAAGTAATGCCCGGTTTTGCCAGCTAATGTATAATCCTGTAAATTTTGATGTATTACCTGATATTAGACGCAACATAATGAAATTTTGTTGGACGTTTGCGGGACCAATGAATGGTGGATTAAGGGTAATGTTGGAGTTGCTTCGGGCGAAGGCTCTTTCTCTCGCCTATGAGGCACCACATTGTCCAATTCTGCGGTCTTTAGCTAAAGTTGGGTTGCGGTTAACACGTGGTGTTGTAGCAAGATTTGAGGACAATTGGAAGGTTTATCCAGATGAAAAATCAATTTTAGATAAATTTGGCGATGGCAATATAGACATGTCAACGAGAATATATGTCGAAAAATTTCAAAAGATTGGTGTAGATATACAATTATTGATGGAGGATTATTTCGACAATATTTTAGTATTAGGCAAATATGATATTGATCAATTTCATTTATTTAGTAGTTTTGATTACAAACATTATTTGAAATTTGTTGTTGAATATGAGCCTAATACATCAAATTATTTAG